CCTGGTTTAACTTATTGTTAGAGGATTTGATTGACTCATCACACCTGTGCCCATCACTGCGAGTGATACATTGTGATACGCGTACGCTCAGTTACGCAAAGTACATTACTGGTTCCTAGACCATCTTTCAATATTTTGTATGTTGCTTGCCGCTAGCAATCATGGGTGATCAAGCCATGCGTGGACGCAAACCACGTTTTAAGTGCGCCACTCCTGGTGCACTATGGATTTTAAATTCATTAAGATGTATCTAAGTTCCGGGGAAAACAATCCAAGCTTAGCTCAACATGGAAAAGTTGAGCTGGGTGACCATAAGATCGGATGAGGTCGATGCAGACAGCATGTTAGTAACTGCTGGCAGGTACGTCACTGAGGCTGCCAAAGTGGGGTCACTAATGTTAATCCATAGGCCAAAGAATGTGCTGGTAGTCGTGATATTAAATGGTACAGTTATGTCACCATTGTTCGAACTACCGGCAGGCCCATAGACACTGGTCTTAGTGCAGTTTGACAGAGTGTAGGTCATTGTTGCCGAAAGGGCGGTGGACGTACCGTTACAATATAATTGTATGTAGTACAATCCATGACAACCCTTAGGAAAGTTGAGGACATTAAATGTTCCTCCCGAGACAGTGAGCCCGATGTTGTCGTCCACTTTGGCCGCTACAAAGTTGGCGGATGAGGTGAACAACGACGTCTGTCCTGGCATGGTGCCAAAGGCTCTATAGTGGGCCCCCGGTATGGTGAGTCCTAAGCCAACACTTAATTTTGGCTTGCGCAACTCAACCTCATAGGTGGCCCACAATTCACCGACTACCGCTGCTGCTTGTGACCCATAGGTGCCCACAACTAGGTTGCAAAGATCATACTGGAGCATACTACCTTGGGTGGTAGATAAGGCGCCAGTTCTGATGTATTGAACCTTGAAGGGATTTTCCTTAGGATCACATTCGATCGGCAGTAACACATTGGAGGAGGGTTTGGTGTCAATCGACCACATCTCGTTGAGCATTTGTTGTTTATCAACAAATACATCATCGGTGGCATTGTACTGAGCTGCCAAAATCACGGTACCCAGCGCAGTGTTAGTGCTATTAAGGGCATCCGCCGATGTTGACTTGAACTCAAATACTAGACCACGGAAGTCATACTCCTGGAAATTTTGGGCCACGGCTGACAAATATGGAAATGTCGCTGGGAGTCCAGGATTGACTGAATACGAGGTGGTGGCAAAAGAGGTCGTGGATGACACGTCCCCAATGTATTCGCGGTGTCTTAAAACTATAGTTTCGGAATCAGAGTGCATGACAGGGACAGTGTTATTGACCATGTCACCGAAGACCGAATTAACCTTTAGTTTATAAGCGCCTAGGCCGAATATCTTAGCTACAGCATTACCAGCATGCATGCCGGCGTTGCCTAACCAAGAATTACGGTCTTGACGCGGTTGTCTCGGCTCTTTCCTTACGGACAGAGCACGTACTTGTTGCTTTAACGCGGCAACTTCGCGTGCTTGGTTGGATCCTTGTTTTGACGATCCTTGTTTCTTGTTTTGTTTTGTCATATAGGTATGGGATACCAGTATATGACTGGGACTATACATCCAGTGTTAACTCACGAGGAGCTCCGTGTAGTCTCTTGGCATTCTTATTAGCACGAAAATGATCGTTTTGGGCTATTACAACACTGGACCCCATGGGCTTACGCGCCATATGCGGACCGAAGTCACCCACAATCCTTGTGGCGGACTCTCCGAGTAGGTGCTTTACGTGGCAAACGACTTAAATCCAAGGAACGCCCACCGATTGGTATTCGGTGAACTCTGCTGGGGAGTACATTGGGGCCCAGCCCTTAAAGTACTTCTCAACCTCAATTTGCATGTCGGGGGTAATGTCGAAGGCTTCCCAGAATGACACCCGTGTACGCCAATCAATTTTGGTGTACTTGCGGGTCATTCCTTGGGCCAATCTGCTCATACCGGTGTCTAATAACATATCATTCTTTAGTATTTTGCCTCGAGAGGCCCTAACTAAGGAATTATAGTATTCTTGACATATGGGAACTCCACCGGTGAGTGAAGCCCCACACTGCCCTATTGCTCCTATCCACTTCTCATATATCGACTGATTGTTGAGTGGTTTAATTGAGTAGGAGTCTTTGGATAGGGATATGCGGGGGTCGCGAACCATGATATAACCATCTTTGGTCCACACCGGGGCGGTTTGGCAAAATTGGATCTTCTCGATGGTTCGTACGGGCTCCTCAACCTTCATTGAGTAACCCATCTCGGTGAACCATCTCGACACGTTGGACGTTAAGCGTGTGAAATCTCTGGATTCAACAATGATGACACTATCGTCACCATTGTTAACCATTTCATATTTCTTCACGCCAACACTTTTGAGGTAGGCATGTAGGAGTGCGCACATAATTAAACAGTTGCCAGTGGCCGTGTTCATGTCCCCTGACATGCGTGTGCCCTTCACCCGGTATTTGATTTTGCCATCGGGTAAGAAAGCAGTGCATATATTGTCAAGTTGCCATGCCAAAAGCCGTGATAACTCCCTCTTATTCCTGAACATTGACTTATAGATGGAGTGCTCCCAGCGTAATATGTCTGCGGAACAATGCTGGTCGAATCTTGATGCATCCAATGAAACTGCAATCGGATTCTTAAATTTATTCCACTTCTGTTCAATTAATGTGCCAACTACCTTTGCATTCATGCCTTTTGTTACAGTTCGGCTGCCAAAGATCTTGGCTATAGCCTTATATATACAAGGTTCAATTGGTTTTAAGTAAGAACCGACAATAATGTTATACCTTGGTGATCGGGGGCTGATTATGCGTACTGGAGGATTACCCTTCACAGTAATGTTGGTCTTTTCAGCTTTCCCAAACACTCGAATGTAGCCGTCTCTCCGATTCAAAGGAGTGTACTTAAGGCTCTCAAGAGCATTTGCGAAGATAGTCCGCCTGCGGCCCTGGTAGTAGTTCACGAATGTTTCGTGACTCACCGGAGCGGTCTCGGGTAGGATTTTGCGCAAACGTCTCTTGAAATCTCGAAGACGGTGCCATACGACGTTAGGGAGTGGTTGGGGTGTTTCCATGAAACCACCTTGCCCATCTTTGACATAGAATACTCTTTCAAGTATCCCACGCTCCATAACGGTAACAGAATTGTTGTGTACGGCGAACTTTATATCAGTGCCCATGCCTGGGACCTGATACAATTTCCGTACCTTTGGTGACTCGCCCAGCCTCCGCACCACGGTGAGTCTTGCATCCGACAGGGTTGACTGCACGTCGGGTAGCCCGTGGTGTATTAGCGGGCATTCTCAGTCAGCCCCCTCCCATGCGGGAAGAAGCCGACGCCTGGGTGACCGGAATGAAAGAATCCGGAATAGATTTCCCAGGTGAAAATGAATTGAGCCTAAATATGTGGAGTCCTGCTCTATACTCCCAAATCGCTCCGCAACCTCATCACTGAGCATCATTTCTCTGATGCTGAGGTCAGATTTGGTTGGGAGAAATGTGAAAATTGCAGCCTCATCCAAGATCCTAAACTTATCTACGTGTCGCAAGTTTGGAACTTCCTCAAGTTGGTTTCTAAGCCAAATCCTCACCATGAGGTAGTTGGCCTTATTGTACTTGATTAAACCAAAGTGGAATTTGGCTTGCTTGGCGTAGTAAATGGATGAAGGGCTCGGTCTATTTAGTCTCGCAACGGGTCTGAGGGCTAGATCGGAATCATCGCCATGTGTGGCGGCGTCTAGCTCCTCAAGTGCTGGATTGTTGCCACTTTCAGGAACGTGGCGATACCAGCGGGCTATCTTGGCAAAGATAGGCCCAGCAACATAGTGTAGCAGAAGGATCACAACTGCCATGCCACACATTTTTGCCTTACTCATTCGGGTCATACCTCCTATGACGCCAGTCATAATTATGGCAGAGGTGGTGAACAGTAGGCCTACACTAATCGCATTCAACATAAGTCGCCCGTTTGTTAGACCAGGCGGAGCTGGTGCAGGGATAACCCGCGTCGCTTGGAAGTATGTTGGTGGAGTTGTACTTGTCATATTAGTGTTGCCTTAACGCGGCGAACGCCTCTGCGAGGAGCCGGACCCTACTGTCGT